AGATTCCGACATGAATCTTCCCGAGATTTGTGGCAGAACCGTACCCGAGCGTTGTCGCGATCGAGCTTAGGTTCTTCGATGCGTACCATGTGTCGAGGTCTGAGTCGTATGTTTCTGTCCATCCGTCAGACCCAATCACGAAGTCATCGGAGCAGTCGATCGTCGGCTTGCGACCGTAGCCGTACGAGGCGATCGTGATTCCGTCTAGCTCAGGCTCGTCGATCTGCTCGCGCCAGACATCTCCGCACTTCAGGAGAATCTCGTCGCCGGCCTCGACCTCCGAGACGGCTTTGGCGAGGGTCAGGAACGCCTCGTCCGGACTCCTCCCGTTGTTTGAATCGGACCCTCCGCTCGAGCTCACGAACCACTGTCGCGGACCCGTGAAGGTCTGGATCGTGGAAGCCTGAATCGTGACGCTGCTCTCCGCAGTGCTGACGACCACGCTGTTCGCAGTCTCGCTTACGACCACGCTCGATCCGGTTTCGCTCACGACCACGCTGCTCATCTAGTCACCTCGCGAGATATCCGAATCTCGCCCTCGAGAACTCGATGGACCGTAGCTCCATCCACGACTTCGATGTCGTATACAAGCGTCTGCGCCTTCAGGCCGGCAGTAGCGGCCGCGGTAGCGGTGACCGTGATCAGTCCGGTCGAGTTTATGCTGATCGTCGTACCGCTCGTGGTTCCGAAGGTGATCGTCGCCTGTTCGGCTTCCTTCCCTTCGCGAGCCTGACAGCGCGCAGTCCAACCGGTCGTCACCAGAGGATCGTCGTTCGCATCAAGCAGTTGCATCGTCTTCGAGAATGTCGCGCCCTGATAGATGTCGAAGCTGTATGCGGCCGGAGCGATCATGCGTCACCGTCCTTCCTTGCGCGATCGAACTCGGCGACCTTCCGATCTGCCCACTTCCAACCCTCATCGCCTCCCCAGCCCATCCACGCCTGCCATCCCGGTCCCTGTTCGTCCCAAGTCTGACCCTGCTTGTCCTTCTGATGCCGATCGAAGTAGCGAGCCATCCGACGGATCGTGCTCTCGGACAGGTCGGCCCGGTTCGCTAGGTCGCGTGCGCGCGCGAGTCCAATGCCCGTCATGCCGCGCTGCGAAGGCGGCTTCGACTCGCGGACCTCGAGAGCTCTACGAGCGTTGCTGGCGACCGACTCCGGCGGCTTCGTGTCGATGCTCTCGATCGACTTCGTGATCGGGCCGGCAGCCGGTTCCTCAGACTCCTGCTTCGGCGCTCGAGGTTCCGGAGCTGCAGGGACTCGCGGCACGATCGGGGCGAAGATGGATTCGATCACTTCCGGCGGAACAGCCGGGAACGCAGCCGAAGCCATCGCCCTGACAGACGCGACAGGTAGAAGTCCGTCGGCCGCGCTCTGCGCCAGCTGCACAAGGCTGCTGATCTGAGCGCCGTTGAGGGCAGTCTGAGCGACGCTCGTATCCGGCGAGGGAGGAGTCTGCGCATCGGTCGGTTCTCCTGCCGGGAGCGGCATCGCCGGCTGCTCGACTCCGGGCTGTCCTAGCGCCGGATCGACCGGAGCTGCGCCCCCAAGCGGCTGACCGCCGACATGCAGCATGTCCGCATGCGGATCGTTGTCCAGCCTCTCGAGTCCCTGAGCCTCGCGAGCCTCGTTCGCGGTCATCCATCCGCCGGAGACTCCCGCCTGAATCTCGACGAGCTCCTGAGCTCGATTCTTCGGAACCGGGTTGTCGTAGGCGAGGACCGCGTCGCCGGCCAGACCGAACATCGGCAGGAGTCTCTGGTTCAGAACCTCCTCATCCATGCGACACAGCGGCAGGACGGTCATCTCGCGCCACGATGCGAACCCGGTGGTCGCGCTCGCGAGGTTCGGGTCGTTCGCCTTCAGCATGGAGATCGGAACGCCGAACACCGCGGCGATCTCCTCGACGATCTCGTCGCGCCCGGTCAAGTCCTTGGTCGGGAACTGGAGAGGCTTGAGGTCGATCTCCGCAGTCGAGACGAGGAAGTGGCCGGCGTTCCGGGTTCCACGAAGCTTCGACTGAATCTGAGTCTCGAGCGCCTCGAGCTGATCATCGCCGGCGTTCCCCTTGACCGTCATCAGGTAGTCGGGTCGCGCGTGGTTCGAGAACATCGACAGGTCGAGCTCATGGATGGCCTGATTCGCAGCCGCCGCGCCCCACGCCGCCTGCAGCTTCCCCATGCCGTAGAACAGGTCGCTCGGATTGGGCCTGCGGAAGTGGATGACCTCATCGGGCTCGAGCACGATCTTCGATTCGCTCGACTTCCCGTATGTGTAGCCTTTCACGAACTCCTGCTCGTCCGGGATGATCTCGGTCCACTGCGGGGGCATCGGCCAGAGCTCAGTCGGGACTCCGAGCTTCGGATCGACGACGACATGCAGATAGGAGTTGCCGGTAAGCTCCTGCCAGACGACCCGCAGGATCGAGAGGTCGTAGCCGTTGATGAACGGATTGCTCCGGGCGAGCAGCTGCAGGACCGGATGGTTGTCGGTGACCTCCTCGAAGTCGTCCCCGATCTCCGCGCTCTTACGCATGACCGCGATGCTGGGGCGCTGCGCAAGGTCGCCGCGAAGATACGCGCGCGTCTGTCCGGACACCGCTTTCGTTCGCCACAGCTTCGCGCGATCCGTCGGACCTGACCTGACATACAGGCGCAGCGGATTGGACGCGACCGCGGTCGCGTTGATCATCGCGGCTGCATGAATCCACGATGTGAAGTGACGCATCGCAGCGCGATGGTCGAACGGAGGCGGCTTCCCGTCGTGCCGGTTCCGGTCGATGCTCGACATGCTGGCCGAGATGTAGACGGAGGAGTCGGCGGCCTTCTGCATGACCGCGGACGCTTGTCTGTTCCGAGTTCGTCCGATTCTCAGCCAGTCGAGGAGGCTCATCAGATAACCTTGAATGTGAATGGTCTGTTCCTGCGCTTCGCGGCGACCGCTAGCGCCAGTGCGCATACACCGTCATCGTGACCCGTGACGGCCTCGTAGACGACCCGGCCACCTGTATATCGGAAGCCGAACGCATCAAGTTCAGCCCGAAGCCACCCGTCAGGGTAGCGTATCTCCCGCCCGTGGATCGCCGATGCGAGTCCCTCCATGAGCTGCTGCTTGCTCTGATTCGTGAACTTCCATCCGGAAGCGCCGCGGCAGTGCCGCGAGATGTCCTCCACGATCGGGTCGCCGACCCCGGTCGAGTCGATGAATGCGGTGCGGTGCTGGATCATCTGCACGATGCGGCTGCGGGTCGCAAGCCAATCGGACTGCCAGCGCTCGAGCACGCACACGGAACCGGATTCGTCGAGGCCGCACACGACCGTATGGTCGCTTGACTTCGCGAGGTCGATTCCGTAGCAGACTGCCGGCCGCGAGCTCAGCTCGCCGATGCAGTCTCGGATCGCTGCAGCTCCGAATGGGTTGCTGCCGTCGTCGGTCGGTTCCGCGAAGTACAGTTCCCTGAACACCGCATCGGGGAGGACTCTCCGCGCCTCCTCGATCTCGTCTGAGTGCAGGATGCCACCAGAGACGGCATCAGCCGCGGTGAGCCGGTGGTACGCCATGTTGGGCGTTCCACCCTCGGCCATCCGGGCAAGCCTGTACACCCAGTTCTTCCGGCCCTTCACATTGCCGATGATGCGGCAGGGTCCGCGGGTCGCGGTCAGCGTGGAGCGGACCGCGGTCCATGCGTCTTCCGGGCAGCGCGTCGCCTCGTCGATCACGGCAGCCCGGACATCGTCGCCGAACAGGCTGTCCGGATTGTCCGCGCTCTTGAAGTACAGCCGAGCTCCATTTACGAGCGTGATGAGCAGTGCGCTTTCGTTCGCTTCCCATATGCGCTGATGCGGGTCCGCGTCGCGGAGCATCGTGACCATTCGGAGATAGGCGACGGTTTTCGCGACCGGATAGGTCGGCGCGACCCACCAGTACGCACCGGTCCCGCCGTTCCACGCCTGCGCGAACAGCCAGAGGAGACAGCCAACCGTCTTCCCTGACTTCGTGCTTGCTTCGATGATCACGAAGCGAGCTGGATCGCAGATCGCCGCGTACTGCTTCGGGTACAGGGCGGGAAGCTCAGGAGGCTGTACAAGCATCAGCCTGCACCAACGCCGCCCGGACGGAGCTGGATCGGGGCGAGCTGCACGACCTCGGTCGGAGTGCCATCGTCGAGCCGCTCGACCTTGTCTGCGAGCGCAAGCGCATTGATGTTGTCCCGGTTCATCGAGACGAGAACCTCGACCGCTCGCAGCTTCTCCCGGTCGTTCTGACTCGAGGCCGCGATCTGAGTGACGAGGCGGGGCAGCTGATCGAGCAGCTGCTCCGGGATGTCCCATCGCCCGTGGATGGCGCGCCGCAGCAAGCGGAGTCCCGCGCGCTCGTGCTTCGGCTCGATGAGCTTCCGGTTCCTGCGCTTAGCCATCTCGAGAACCTTGATCGGCTAGATCGCCGCTCCGGACTTGCGATGTCGCTCGTGCATGATCTTCGGGACGCACCGATCCCAGTCGATCAGATGGTGAATCCTACGCGCGACCGTTCCCATCGTCGCGACCTTGACCGCGCTGGGCATGTACATGACCGACATGAAACTCTTTGAGAATGTCCCGGAGTCCAGATACATCTCGGTGAGTCCTCCGCGATTCTGCTGCGTCGCAGTCTGAACCAGCTGTAGAGGAAAGTAGGTAAACATGAGCCTGCCGAGGTTGCCCCACCGGACATACGCATTCACATCGTCGTTGAATCGTCCGAGGAAGTCGTAGCGTCGATCCACATGCAGCAGGAACGAGTTCATCGCCTTGCGCATGAGCCGGATATCGACATGCCCGTCCGCTCCTCCGATGTGATCGCCGCCCTGACTCATGCACAGCGTGTCGCACTTCGTGCGATCCATAAATCGAATCATCGACTCGATCATCGTGTCGAGGTTCCGCACCTGATATCCGCGGTATCCGATGCTCGGATCGCCGGCTCGCTTTCCGAACATGCGGTACTGAAACGAGTGATAGTCGTCGTCGAGCACCATGAACCAAGTGAGCCCGAGCGCCTTCGCCGCGTCCCACGCAGCGATGCGCGCATGCGTTACACCCTTCATGCTGTTCGTCTGACACCCGATATCGAACTTGCCGTGATAGTCTTCTCTCCGGAAGGTACGCACGGCCTCCCCGTAGCGCTGCCGATAGCCTTCCAGAGTGACATCGTCCTCGCTGCACAGGATGTTGATGCGCCCGGTGTATCCGCGCCGGCGCAGACAGTCCCAAGTGATCACGCGATCGGGTCGACCGTATGACAGGATCAGCATCCCAAAGTCGTCACGCATCGGGATGTTCCCTTCTGATCTGCGCCAGCATCTCGTCGTGCATCGAGACGAATCCAAGTTCGATCGCCCGGTCGAAGTCGATCAGCACCAGAGCGCTGTCCTCGAAGAGACGCTGCAGCTCCTTCGTCAGATGAGGATACAGGTCCGCGCAGCGATCGAACCGGATGATCGTGTGGCGCTGAGCGGCCGCGTAGAGGAACTGCCGGATGTCCTCCGGGATGTCCGCATCGTCGATCGCCTTGGTTAGCTCGCGAGTCCTTGAGTCGTCGTACAGGGACGAGACTGCCGGCGCTCCCCCGTTCGGCTCGTAGACGGGAGAAACGATCTTGCTGGTGTACTTCTCTGCCTTTTCCGCGGCGGACTCGAATAGCTCCTCAAGGTCCGCAGGATCGAATCCTGCCGCGAGCGCGAGGTCCGCATCGGTGGTTCGCAGCAACTCAAGCTGTTCCGACAGGACGAGCTCGTCCCACTCGGCCAGTTCCGCGGTCCGGTTGTCTGCGATCGCATACGCCTTCGACTCCTCTCCTGTCAGTCTGCTGCGCATGATGTCGATGTGCGTCCAGCCGAGCCGGCGCGCGGCCTCGAGAGTCGCGTTCCCCGCGATGACCACATTGTCGTCGCGCACGACGATCGGTCGCTGGAGTCCGAACCGCCTGAGACTCTCCATGACTGCGCTGCGGTTCTTGGCACTGTGCTTCCGGGCGTTTGTCGGATCGTGAATCAGGCTCGCGATCTCGACGCGCTCGAACGATGCCCCTGACCCCAGATCGACTGACGGTTTCTTCTTTGCCATTTGGCCTCCGGTCCGCGGTAGCGGTCGACGGAGTATGTCCGGATGTCCTGACAGAGTCAAGCGTATCCGCGGAGCTCCGCGACGCGCTGGCTCGAGAGGAGTCCGATCGACCTCAGGTAGTCGAGGCCGAGCACGGTGTTCGGATCGTCCGCGAAGACTTCCTGAGCCGAGGCCGCGAGCTGCAGCCAGTCTCGCACGACCGGATCGTTAGAGGCGTAGATCGTTCCGCGCTCGAGGTCCGTGAAGCGGAGGAGGAACTGCAGGGATGACCAGCGCTGTCCCTCGAACAGCCATCCGGTCCACTGGTGGCCGACGACGGTTCCGGGAGGAGCGGAGATTGACCCTGCCGGCCTGTCCTGCGCCGTCACGATCTGCGTCACGACTCCGCGCTCGTCGAGGATCGCCCAGTCGGTCATCGCACGACTTCCTTGCTGAACTGCATGTAGTCGCAGTGGAACAGGCGGCTCGTAGTTCCTGCGGCCTTCAGGATGAACGACGCGACTCCGGTCGGCTCGCCGGTTCCCTTCGGAATCGTAGTCGAAGTCACGGTGCCGACGAGACTTCCGTTGATGTAGCAGTATGCATTCGCTCCGGCCGCATCGACGAATATCTCGAACTTGTAGAAGGTCGAAGCTGCGACCGTGATTCCCGTGTCCGCAGACGCGTTTCCTCCGGAGGTCGAAGCGCTGTAGATTTGCCACTTGCCGCTGTTGAGGTTGTCTCGATAGCGGAAGACGATCCCGTTGATCTGGTTTGCTCCGGAGAGCGTGTCGGCGAATCCGCTTACGATGTTGTATCGATTCGTCGCATCGGATAGCGTCGCGGATGTCAGGATGATGGAGGCAAAGTAGTGCGGACTTGAGCCGAGGACGATCTGGTCGATGTTTGCGGTCGCGACCGCGGCTCGTCCTGTCGAGGTGCTTCCTGTCTGCAGCTGCGCGAAGCCAAACCGGTTCGCGTAGGTCTGACCGGCGGTCGCGTTGAAGGTGACGAGAGCTCCGGTCCCGCTGACTTGCGTGGTGAAGTCGCCGGCGTTGTCCATCTCGCTGTACTGCATGATGACGCGATCGAACCGGAGGCGATCCGGGAATGCGTCGAGCGTGAGCGCCGCGTTCGGGTGAGCCCGCATGTCAGGTTCCGCGCTGCACGATGCGCATCAGCCTCTCGACCTCCTCGACCGTAATGCGCCGGTGCTTCGAGTTCGGGAGTCGGAATCCCTTAGCGTAGCCGATGTCGATCCAGCGGATCACGGTGCGGGCATTCACTCCGAGGCGCTTCGCGGCCTGTCCCGTGGTGAGCAGGATCAGGGTCGGTTCCGGAGATGCTTGGACTTCTTCCTGCATGCGTAGTGGCCTCCATCGACGACCGTTCACGATAGCGCGATCCGCGCAGCGCTGCACGATCTCACGGATTCGAGCCGAGCTTCGCTTCGTCGCCTTCATCGAGATCGACCCACGAAGGGCTGACGATGTACATGCCCTCCGGGATCGGGACGCGATTCTGCGAGAGGGTCCATTCGCCCTTGTGCATGACCCACACGCGCCCACTCATGCCCGGACCGGTCCGGATCGGTGCCTGTTCAGGAACTAGAACGACCCTTGCCCCGCATCCACTCGCGAATGCGAGCGCCAGCATTGCGAAGCCGAGGACGATCCACATCAGCATCGACAGCATGATCGCCGCGCTGAGCGCTGGACTGAAAGAAGCGCGCGAGCGCGAGCATGATCGCGGTGACGATCCGTTCAAGCATTCGCCCTTGCCTGCTCGCTGGTGACCTTGTTGTCACGGGCGGCGATGAGTCCCACGCCGGCGAGCACGGCCGCGAGCGCGGTTCCCCAATCCGGAACCGTGACGGGATCGCCGTCGAGTTCGGCCTTGAGGACGGTCGCGACGGCCGCGAGGATGGCAAGGATTCCGGTTGCAGTCGTGCGCCAGCTAGTCATGTGCGGTCCTAGTTGTGCCGCGTCTCGAGGCGCTCGATCCGTGCACGGAGTTCGTCGAGCTCGCGCTGCGCTCCGGCCTGTCCGGTAGCGCTCGCGACTTGCGCCTTTGTCAGATCGGTGACGATCCTAGCAAGTTCATCGACCTTGACGGTCGTGACCTGAAGCCGTTCGTCGCGCCGGCCTGCCTCGAGGCCGAAGAAGGCTATGCCTCCCACGATCGAGAAGAGCTGCGTCAGGCTGATGACCCTATCGATCGTCACGGTGATCGCCTTGGTGCCTCGCGCAGTTCGTCCATGAACTCCCGCAGACGATCGAGCCTGACCATTGCGACCCATCGCGTATCTCCGTCCTCGCGCATCAGCACGACGGGGATCGAGGAGGAATCCGCGTCGCGTTCGGCCTGTCGCAGCGCGCGCAGGGCGCTGATGCGAGCGAGCCGCTTGACCTCGAGATGGACTCTCGAATCCGAAACCACATCGGGAGAGTCCGGACTGCCGCTGTACTGCCGTCCGCGCCTGCTCCGGATTCCGGTCGCAGTCTCGAACGCATGCGCTGCCTCGAGTTCGCCGCGCTTGCCCTTGGTTCTCGAGTTCGTCATGCCGCGATGATATCGGCGCGATGGGGCGAGGACTCCATGAGAAAGGGCGACCCTTTCGGATCGCCCTTGCGCGCACGCTGGAAAGGAGTCACATGATCCCGAGGATGACTAGCCACGAGTGCGGGTGGTCAGGCTCGACCGAGTCGCCGTCCGGAGTCTCGCAGATGCCGTCCCGGTCCTGCTCCTGCAGCTCCTCGAGGGACGGAACCTCGACCCATGCGCCCTTCCATCGGATATGGCTGTACCAGCCCTCCGGACGGAGGCAGTAGCCTTCCGGAGTCCGGACCCAGTCGCCCGACTTCAAGCGCCTGTGCGTGGGCTGTCCGTAGCCGTTGTCCTTCGCGTAGCCTGCCGGCAGTTCGCTCATGGTCGAGCCTCCGTGGATGACGGTTCATGGATCGAGTCGTGAAAGCGCTGTTCCTCCTGACCGCGCATCGTCGTGACGAGGTCGAGGAGCTGCGCCGCGTGCTCCTGCATGAGCGCGAGGGTGTCGGTTCGTGCGCAGATGCACGCGAGGAGGGTTCCGCGGTCGGAGGTCCGGACCGCGATGCGCTCGCGCCGGTTGATGGCCGCGAGTCCCTTCCGTCCGTCCCGGAGCATCCGCACTGCCGCGTCGATCTGTCGGTTGGAGATGGTCACTGGTTCTCCTCCTCATGCTCGAGTTCGGACAGGTCGTCCTCGTCGAGGATCGGATATTCCTCGAGGCGACGGGCCGCATCCTCGGCGATCCGGACATGGACGGCCGCGAGAGGATGAATCGCGATCCACTCGACCCATCCGACGAGGAAGTGGTTTTCCTTGACGATGTGGTACGGCGCTTCGTCCTCGAAGACGGCGAGCGACTTGTCCTCGTCCGGAGCGCGATCCATCTGCGAGAGGAACACGCGCCAGTTCGATCGAGTGACCGTGTCGCTGTCGCGGTGGCACGCGACCGGTGCCACGAGCCATCCGCTCCAGTCGGCACCGTAGTAGTGCTGCGGTCGCTTCCAAAGTTCGAGCATCTGCCTGACTCCTGTCTGCGGCATCGCCGGCCGCTCGGCCTGCGTCTGACTGACGCGAGCAGCCCGTCCGGAGGTCCGGACGGGTTGGCTCGTGTCACTCCTCCACGGGTTCCCTCTGCTCGAGGATCAGCTCGAAGAACAGTTCGTCCCAGTTCGCATCGTCGAACCTGTCTCCGTCCGGAGTAAAGAACTGGCTCGCCTCGGTTCCCTTGATCGGGGCAAGGAAGTACTGCCGGACATCGAGTTCGACGATTGCGTGCTCGAGCGCCCGCCGGAAGTCCGCAGCGGTCTGGATGTACTCCCGGTCCTTTGCCCACTCAGTCAGGGTGGAGCTCCAGTCCTCCCGCAGCCAGAGCGCCACATTCCAAGTCGCGCGATTCGTCCAGCCGTTGTAGGTCCGGTCCTCCCCGTCCTCGTCGAGCCTCCGGTTCCACACCGGGCCGTTGTTGTTGCCTGCGTAGCTCACTTGGTCACCTCCTTCTGGTTCTTCTCGATGTACTCGCTCCACGAGGAGCAGTTAGAGCGCAGGAAGCGATCGACCTTCTTGTAGTGGTCCGTGCTGATCTCGATGACCTCGATCGCCGGCACGGCCTCCACGAGCTGCTCGCCTCCCCAGTTCTCGAAGTACTGAGCGCTGCGTCTCGCGTTCACGAGCTGCCGGCGCACGACCTCCGTGGAGAGGGCGCGCCCGAGCTCCTCGACCGGGACTCCGGACATCCGCACGACCGCGTCCCACATGACGCGCTGATCCGGATTCATGCCGTGACCCGGAGCGCGGTCGAGGACGAGCTCCTCGATGAGCTTATCGAGGAACTGTCCCGCGAAGAATCGCGACTGAGTGTCGTTCTGCTGCATGGCCTTGACTCCTGACCCGGATCGCCTCCGGTTGGGCTCGAGCTTGATTGCTCTGCAATCAACCTAAGGTGGATTCCGGAGGCTGTCCAGCGGCTTGCCCGGGTTTTATGAAAAACCCTCGTGGCTGACGAATCAGCCACAAGGGCAGGGGAGAAGATGCCTAGTCATCGGCCTTCCGGAGACAGCCCTACAGGCCGTTTGCCGGGTTCGGAGGTTCCGGAGGTCCGGACCGCGCCTCGAGCCTCCGGATCGCCTCCGAGGCCAATGCAGCCGTCCTGTCCAGCTCAGCCCGGAACAGCTGGCCGGCAGCCCGGTCCGCGCATCGGTCCGGAAGTTCGACCCGGACATAGGCGGTCAGCACGAGCGCGTCGGAGGTCCGGACGGCGCTGGCGAGGGTGTAGCCTCCGGAGGGATTCGGACGGGACTCGACCCACGCCCTATCGATGTACATGGGTGCAGCTCCTCTCGATGAAGTCAAGCCACTGGGCACGGTCGCGCCACGGCATTTCGCTCCAGAGCCGGGACCACTCGAGCACCGTGGAGTGGCTGCACCGCATCATCGCTGCGATCTCCGGACTCGACGGCCGCGGACGAGCGATCTCGAGCAGGCATCCGGTCAGCACGATGCGATCGAATCGCTGGAGGTCCGGTCCGGAGCGACGCGCGACCAGATCGTACCACGCAGCGACGACGCGCTTCGAGCTGATGGCGGTCATGCGATCCGGCACACGATCCTCCTCCGGCCTGTCGAGCCGACGCGTGTCTCGCCGGTCGGGACGATGCGACCAGCGGCTCGCAGTTCGCTGCACCGCTTCCAGTATCCGACGAGGGGCGGAAGGTCGGCCGCGATCGCCGCCTCCTCGTCCGTGAGTCCTCGAGCGCCGGCGCAGCGCCACGCCTCGAGCAGCTTCCTGTGCGTCTCGGTGTTGCGATCGATCGACGCGGCTGCGGCGTGACTCGTCTCGGGATCGCTGGCTCGAGCGCGCGCGAACAGCGGGAGCTCATTCATCGATCTCCTCCTTGACCTTGAAGCAGTCCCACCCGCGCGTCTCAGCATAGGCGCGCATCGCATCATCAGCTTCCGGGAGAGAAGTCGACGGTGCCCGGAGCAAAGCCACCTCCGCTCTCGCCGCGTCGCGCTCCTGCATCATGCGGCGCATCTCATTGCAGATGCAGGAGTAGTCGCGCCGCAGCCGTTCGATCTCGTCGGCGGCATCGTGGAGAATCTTCGATTCGCGCGGCAAACGAGCCATGTGCGTGACAAACCCTTCTTCGCGCAACCGCGCCACGATGTCATCAGCCATCGGACTCCTCCTTCGAGATTCGATTGACGATCTCCTTCCGCATGATCCGGATGTCGCGCGGAAAGTCGAGCGCCATCCTCACGCTTCCGTCGCGACGCAGACTGACCTCGATGGTTCCGAGCGTCTTGCCGTTATCGCTGAGCTCCACGAGCTGGCGATCCTTGACCGTGACTACAAGCATCCGTCCTCCTTGATCATCGTGTCCGTCTGAATGTTTCTCCGCGCGCGCTCGAGGAGAGTCTCGGCGATCACAAGCCGCTGTCGCAGCTCCACGATCTGCTCGAGATAGAACCTCTCGATGCCCTCAGGAATGGCGACGGCCCTCGGCGGGGGAGGACCGAGGGCCGTCGGGCAGGGCAGCGGCGGAAAGCTGCTGGCGCTGGCCGCGTCTTGCGGCGATCCCTGCGCGCCAGTGGAGTCGCTCTGCATTGTAGCGACTTCCTCTGCCTCCCATCCATCCTCCCGCTCGGTTTCGATGAACTCCTCATCGGGCTCGACCGAGTTACCGTCCGCGTCGCAGCGCTCGACGCAGAAACGAATCGCCTCGTCCCGGTCCGGTGCCTCGACCTCGAACCGCAGCCGGAACAGTCCGACCGAATACGCCGTCACGATCCACATGCTCATGCGCGCGCTCCTTCCTGCTGGTCCATGACCCGGGCCGCGACCTTGAGGACGGTCCCGTCGTCCCACTCCGAGACGCGACCCGGAAGCTGACCGTGCTTCAGCCATCCGTTCTTCCGCAGCCATGCGATCGCCTCTACGAGCTCCTCCCGCCCCTGCTTCGCGAGATACTGCCGGCAGCCGCGGGCATCGTCCGCGACCTCCCGCGCCCATCTCGCGCGCTGCTCCGTCGGAGTCTCGACGACCTTGACCATCCTGTTCTCGCCGGCGTTTGCGATCCGGCGGTACACCTCGAGGAGCTCCGCGAGCCGGAACACCGTGCTGCTGTTCTCGCAGCGGTATTCGTCGACGGCCTGATCGAGCCACTTCTGATTCAGGTTGACCAGCCTGCTCGCGATCAGATCGCGCTCCGCATCCGTCGGCTCGTACCGAGGCCAGAGTCCGGTGATCTTCGCCTTGACATCCTGCCACCGCTTCACATCCATGAGCGCCTGCCTTTCTTCTCTCGCTCACTCTCACTCTTATCTTCTCTCCTCTTCTCTTCTCTGGTAACTCTCCGAGCGTTACACGAACGCTCAGCGCCGGCCTTCTTCGCGCGATGCGCTGTAACGCGAACCGCGTTCTGCGCCCGTCCCTTCGCCGTCTGCCCGTTGTGCTCGTTGTAACGGTTCAGCGTTACACCGGTGGAATCGACCTTTGCCCAGTCGATCTCCTGCAGCATCCTCATGAATCCGGGCATCCCGATGACCGCATCGAGCCCGTCCGGGTTCATGCGCCGAAGGAAGCCGTCGACGGAATGCTGGTCCGCATACGCCCACAGCTCCACGAGCAGGCCGACTACATGCGCGCGCGAAAGCTTCATCGACTCCGCGATCCATATCACCCGCGGATCGTGCGGGAGGTTCGTCCTGACCTTGATCCAGCTCATTCTTCCTCCGCGATCGATCCGTCCTTCATCCTCAGGTAGACGCGCGACACCATCAGCATCGTGCATTCCGCCATGACCTTAGCCAGCCAGCCGTTCAGCTCCACCTGAGCATCGCGAGGAACCTCCGTCACGGTGCGCACGGCCTTCACGAACTTGCTCACCTCGTCCATCGGCATCTCGAGGAGCATCTGCTCGAACTGGCGCTGAGCCGAGTCCGTCGCCATCCTGATGTCGATCTCCTTGTTGTCATCTCGCATTGCTGCCTCCGATCTGAGTCGCGCGGATGACCCGCACGGCGGTGCGAATGATCTCGAACCGGAGCTCCGGGTCGATCAGCTCTGCTGCGTGCTCGTACGCGCGGAGAAGCTTGCGGTCGATCCCGACGGCCTTGGCGATGCTTGCCCGCGGAGGGACTCGCGTCGCACCAAGCAGATCGAGGCACACGATCGAGCGCACGAAGTCTTTCGGGAGCTCCGTGGCCGACGCAACGATGTCTGCTGCATCGATGCATGCGGCGATCCGGAATCGCAGCGCACTTCCACGAGACTCCGCAAGCGCCGCAAGCGACACGCTTCCTTCCATGACCGGGATGTCAGACGAAGTCGTCATTCATCTCCTCCTTCGTCAGTTCCGTCTGCTCGATCGCGACGAGCGTGGAAAGTCGACCGGGACGAGGAGCGATCTGCGCCAGCACGCCCTTGTTCACGAGCGCGCCAAGTCCCTCGAGCGACCACGAACTCGGGTTCGCCACGACCTCGAGGATGCCCGTGTTCGTCTTGATGCGGAGGATCGGATACACGATGTCCCCGACCTTGTTTGACGATATCTGCTGGAGCACGCCGACGACCCGGGACGGCTCGCGCGGAACCGCGACGGCCTTGTTCAGCTTCTCCACGGGGTCCGCCTTCGGCTTCTGACGGTATCCGACATCCGGCTGCCGCCGAGCATCGCTGTCGTTCCTGCGATCCATCTCTGCCTCCTCCTCCCGCGGGAGCAGGAGGAGATCGCGCAGAAAGTATCCGAGCGAGGTCGTAAGCGCGCCGGCGAGCGCCTTGTCGACCGGCCGTCCCTTCTCAACGACCACGACCCACGGGACCGAGTGCACGACGCTCTGCCCGGAGGGCGGATGCGAGACGGTCATTGACGATACGACCGTCATGCCGTCAGCCGCGAGCTCCCATCCGCTCCTGTACACGACAAGGTTCGCCCGATGCAGGGCGGCGCGAGTCTCGCGGATCATCTCCTCGGCGCTCGTGTAGCTGTACTTGCGACCGAAGTCGACGGTGCTGTCGCGCACGACTCCGGCGATTCCCTGCTGCGCCGCGAGCAGCGCGGACGCAAGCGTTCCCGGATTCTCGTTCTTCGCTTCCTTCATTTAGTTCTCCTCACGCCCAGTCGGGCAGTTCGATGTCGATGATCCTGTCCTCGTATCCGGGCCACGCGCCCGTCGACACGCACTCGGCGAACCTCCCGACGAGCTCCGGAATCTCAAGCGCCACGCGATCGAGGTCGGCTTCCTGAATCCTGTACGCCGCGACGCAGTGCGGCCGCGTCTTCTCGACCGCGACGAGGATGACCGCGCCGCAGTCGATTCCGTTCTGCCGCATGAGCTCGCGATAGAACGCCATCTGCAGCGGATATCCGTACTCCGCGGCTGCACGGCCGAACTGCCGCGGAGCTGCGCTGATCGCAGTCTTGATGTCGATGAGGATCGCCTCGGACTCCGAGCACGCATCGATGCGGCACTTGCACGGCTGGCCGGCGATCTCTCCCGTCATCACGACCTCGCGATGCTCGCACATCTCGAGCAGCCTCGAGATTCCAGACGCTGCGAAGGACTGCCTCATGGCCTCGAGCATCTCGCTCTCGCCGGCCGTGATGTAGTCGAGTCCGCGGACTGCCGTGATGAACTCCTCCCACCGCGCCTTGCCCTCGCGAGTCCTGCGGTCGACCTCAGGAGCGACTGCCCACGACGCGAACACAGACGGCTGCAGCAGCGCGGCGTGGAACGCGCGCCCGAAGCGCAGCGCGTCATGCGATTCCTCCTGCCCGTGCATGCGCGCGAGCAGATGAGCCGGTGTCTGGCTGCGAAGAGCCTTCAGCCAGCTTGCCCGGATTCCGGGCAGCTCGTCGTACCATCCGTCAGACTGTCCGGGATGGATCATCGGTCGCGTCCCTTCTCCGGGAACAGAAAGCCGGGAACGAGGAGGACCAGCGCGAACACGATCGGTGTGATGTCGACTTCAGGCATTCCGAACCTCCGGGCGGGGCAGGGTTTCGTCGCGCTTGCAGATCGGCTCGCGCTCCTCGCCGGCGGATAG